ACCATTGTTATTCATTATTTGCCCTCCAATTTTCCCCAAAGTGGGCTTCCGACCCAATTCGTGTGATTGTCTCGAATACTTCTTGGAACTCCTGCTCTTGGATACGACCAATGTAATTCACCACATCGTTCGCATTTATATTGTGTTCGAGATAATGGAGTGCCGTCCCATATAGTTATAATTCCTAATTCATGTGCTTGTCTCGAACTAGCATATGTCTGAGTACTATTCTCAATGTAAGGTCCCGTGTGAAATCCTAGCCAACATTTCCAACTCATTATTTCTCCATTCTTTCAATTCTCTTAGTGAGCCACCAAACATGAAGGCGCTCCCAAAACGTGAACATGCCAATCATCCTATACACTTTAATATCGTCAAGGATCAATTGCTTGGTTGTTTTCAAATATATTAATTTACATTTTTTATCCTGCATTCTTTTTCTCCCATTTAACATACTTATTGCACATGGTCTCAATATATTTACATTCTGTATCTATCTTCGGGTTCCTTGCAATTTTATTCTTATTTAGCAACTGGTGTACTTCCCTAAGTTCGGGTGCGAGTACATCATTAATTCTGACTAACCTGGTTACTAGTGGGAGCATCAATGAGCATTTTTGATCGTCTACCCTATTGTAAACGAGGTATCTATAGGTATTTTCTAGCACAACGGCTAGGTGTCGTTTCATGTCTGGCTCTAATCCATCTAAAAATCCTGACGTTTCCCATTTTTCTGTGGTATTACTCATGCTCTTAACCTACTCCTGCACAATCACCTGAGCAAGTGCATCTACTAATTCTAATATTATCCGGATTTTTACCTCTACGTTTTGCGATTGCATTTGCAATGCCTTCCCACCATTTTAATTCTCGCATTGTCCTTAAGGAAAGAAATCCATTTTCTTTGTTTTGAAATCTAGTTCCTTTGCGACAATGACAGTCTTTTTTTCTTGTAGCCATTTTAATTTTCCTTCATATATGTTGATTTCATAATTTTGCCGGCGATTGTATCTCCGATGTTGAATTTTTTATCTTGAGGTGTTCGTTTTCTAAATCTGAATCGTTTATATGCATCACTTCCAATTACAAGGGCACCGATGACTTCAGCAGAAATTACAGATAGTTTGAACTCGTCCCACCAAATACCAGGGCCTGCTTCAACTTCAACGACATATTTATCCCGATCTATCATCGCACCTTTTATGAAATCACGTGGTATTTCTGTTCCTCGTTCTATTATTGTATAATCCATTATTTTTCTCCGCCGTCATATTCTTTAAAATATTTTTTTGATATATAATCACAGTATTCATATTCAGCATCCACTGCAGGACCCACGTTTAAATCTTCAATTATTGTCGGATCAACCATATCAGTCAGATACGGTAAGTCTATAAAATCATATGTGTATTCCCTGTATAATTTAGTTACAATCGGTATCAAAAGAGCAGATTTTTGTGGTGGTACTTCATCCAATTCCACTACATCTTCCAATAGTTCTGCCAATTCTTGCTGAGAATTTTTACTTAGATCGTCAATTAAACCTGTAGGTTTCCACTTTTCAATTAATGTCATTATTTGTATGCCTTTTCTTTTGCCCATTCTAAAATAGTTTCAATGCTCTTGCCTTTAAATCTGTCTAGGCTAGGTGGATTAACAAGTGCGGCAAATAATGCCACTGCTAAATGTTCTGCTTCTGTTTTGGGTTCCCACGGAATTAATATCATTTATAACCTCTTTAGTTATAAGTATTCAGTAAAATGATCAAACGATAATTTATTTTTTAGCAAAAAAAAAGCCTTCCGAAGAAGGCTTTTTCATTTTATGTACGACTAGTACTAGACGTAGTTCACATCTGCGACATGAACAAGACCGTAAAACTCAGGGCGAACCATTTTCTTCGCATAACGCGTCATGACGCCTTTGCGGGGGGTGAAATTTACTGGATCATATACTAATGGTGTCATGATAAGAGGTACATATGGAGCATATACAGCACCAGTTTCTAAGAAATTGCTTCCTCGGAAACCCATGAGAATTGTATTATCCAACATGTATGGATTCTTATAAACTGTGTAGCGGTTAGTCAACATACCAACTTTTTGAACACCCATTGCAAATGAACTGTTCATTGGATCAGCGTTAGTATCAGAAGCAAAGCCTGGGATACTTTCGATGATTGTTGCAGTCTCTGGAGACACAACTATGAAGTTTGCACCACCACGAAGCGTTTTCTGATGGATCGCATTAGAAACAGCTTGTAGTTTATTACCTAATGTCTGGAACCAAGTACCCTTGGTGTAAGCCGAAGCATAGCCTGAGGACTCTGCAAATACTTTCGTACTTGAATTATACTCATATCCAACACGAGCTGACCAGTATTCTGTTTTTGCTGAAGCGTTAACTTTAAGCATGTCAAGAATTTCCAAGTCAATTTCCATCGTGATATACTCAGACAACATAGCAGTTAATTCTGCTTCTGCGTCAACACTATGATAAGCGTTTAAATCTTGAGCAAGTTCTGGAGTCCAGACAGCTTTCAATTTACGAGTTTTAGCAACGATTGGGATGCTCTTCATTTTGATGTCGATTTCAGGAATATCAACGTCATCCGCACTGTTAGGTGAAGGAGTCGTGAAGGTAGTCTGCTCGAAATCACCACGTGTAATATCAGTAGGTAACTTGTGATATTTCAGCGTTAATGAACCGCTAAATTCGCCAGGAATTGTCATACCTGGGTCGATGATAAATGAAGCACTTGTTGCAGTTATAGTTGTGTAAGCTGGGTAAAGTGTTGTTACTTCTGTTGTGACAGCGCCACTAGTACCAGAACCTGATATTACGAAAGCACGTACACCGTCAAAGTCACCTGCGGCAAATTCTGAACGAGCAATAGAAACCTTTAACAGATTGCTAAGACTTGAGGACAGATCATTGTCAAATTTTACATCTTCCCAAACTACGGAAGCTGATGTATGATTTGAAGTGGAAGCCGTGACATCATTGATTGTATATCCGAATTTACCAGCGCCATAAAGACCACCACTAGCATCGCCAGATGCAGAAGTATTACCGTAAATATCGGTGTTAGTTGTAAAACCAGTCTGTGCTGTTCCATACTTGAAATCCAAGTAGAAAATAAGACCAGAAGGCAAGTTCATTGGTTGTACGGACACAAATTCCTGTGCCGCTAATTCGCCGAAAATACGACGGACTAACGGTAACGCTACTCCACTCCACTCTTCCGAGTTAGATGCAGTACCAGTTTTTGAAGATTCATCAATAAGCTGACGTGCTTGGTTCTCAAGCAATACTGCCATATTGTTTACTGCACCATCTGAGGCAAGACCCTCAAGAAGACCAGTTGGTTCCCATTTTCCAACAAGAGCCTTTGATTCTTCCAAACGTCTGCGTTGTGGGGAGTATCCTTCCATTAGTTGTTCAATTGTGTTCATTGATTTACTCATTTAAATTCTCCTAATTACTTTTTAATGTTAGCTAACTTCTGATAGCGAGCTTTCAAGTCAACATTTTCCTCTAAGATGTCAGTCTTAGGTTTAGTTGAACTGATTACTTTTGAACTGCCACCAGCTGGTTTTCTAACTTTGTTTTCAACAATTTTAGTTTTTTTAGTTGCTTTTGCGCCAAAAGATTCTGCGATGGTAGAGAAAATTAATTTCACTTCACGCAAGTTCTTTGCACGGTCAAAAGTTTCAACGACTTTATATTTCTTCTCGTTGTCAAGATCAAAAGACCTGAACAATTTGTTAGTATAAAGAAGTTTTGAGTTAAGAAGGTTCACTTCATTGATTTTACTCTTTAGAAATTTAACTGCCTGAACGTATTCAGCCATGTCAGCTTTCAATTTAGCATTTTCAATTTCAAGATCCGATTCGTCTGCCTCAACTTCGTCCTCTTCAAAATCATCATCCTCGCCCAATAGGTCGCTGATAAGTTCTTGTAGATCAAAGTCTTCCTCTTCCTCTTTCAGTTTAGCTTTACCAACTGAACCGATACCAGAAGATTGGTTAGCCTTTCCAGGCTGTTTGTTGTCAGAGCTACCAATATCTGAGGAAACATCATTTTCTTCAATTTCTTCATCATCTTCAATATCAATGTCAATTTCCTCTTCGTCTTCAAATTCAGAATCCATGTCCTCTTCGACTTCGTCCTCGGGGTACATATCTTCCTCTTCGTCATCCAAATCAGCTTCAAGATCATTAATTGTTGCTTCTAGATCCAACTCATCAAACTCGTCATCCTCGTCCTCAACTTCGCCTTCAATTTCGTCTTCGACTGGTGCTTCGTCTTCAAACTCAATATCTTCTCCGCCTTCGGCCTCGAATTCCTCTTCGCCTTCTTCAGGCTCAACAGCGATTTCAGGTTCGCCTTCCTCTTCGCCAGCCACTTCTTCCTCACCAGCTTCATAGTCCATATCTTCCTCTTCTTCATCATCCATTTCTGTCTGAATCTGTTTTGCAAGCATAGCCTTGACGTGGGGATTAAAAGCTTCTTCGAGTGCTAATTTTGCGTTTTCTAAGGCTGTTTCACGAACTGCTTTAGCATCTGCAATAGCTTCTTTTAAAAGATCATCCATTTTTTTTCTCCAAATTTACATTTGTCGGGATTTACTAAAGTTATTAGGAACTCTAATAGAATTTGTTTCTGATTACATTATATGAAGTAGCCTATGAAAGACTGATAATGTATTTTGTATATATAAATATATAGGCCACAAAAAAAGTGACGTAAATACGCCACTTATTTTGAATTATTTTCCTTTAATATATTTTTCCATTGTTTTTACAGCTCTGGCGAAAATTTTATTATCCTCATCAGAAAATGCTAGTTGTGTTCTTTTAAATATTTTTAAATAATTTTTAAGATATGTTCCAGTCATTTCATCTAAATCTGCTTCTCATTTTGTCCATTGTTTTTCATTCCAAGGTGATCTACCCATAAAACCGCCACCCATTTGATTTAGACCTGGGTCATGCATTTTTTTAGCTTCACTCAATTTCTGAATTTCTTCTCGTATGATTTGTTTTAATTCTGATCTTTTCATTATTTACTCCAAATATACCATTTACCGTTTTGTTTTTTCTTATTAAATTTAAGATTTCGGTACGGCATTAATTCTTTTAAGAAATCAATTATCATATCAGCGTGTTTCTCTTTGTATATTGCATCAACTTTAGCTGAGGTATTTGTAAATTCTGATTCCCCGTGTTCGAGTTTATTTTTATCCATGAAAGCGTGTACTTTTGTAGCAACACTTTTATATTCAGCTTCATTCAATTTCTGAATTTCTTCTCGTATGATTTGTCTAAGTTCTGATTTTTTCATGCTGGGTTCCTTTAATTCTCTCTGACTGTTTTGCCAAATTTTTCTAGTTCACGTATTGGTATATCTATCCATTTAGTTGTTTTATGTTCTCCGCGTAATTGTATAGCTACAGGATAATGAGAATCCGCATGTTGCTTTACAAATGTAAGAATAACATTTGAAATATATCCTTCAGATAATACGGATTCTGTGAAACCACTTAATCCCATTGCCTTGAATTGTTTCTTATTCTTGGAACCTCAGGAAGCTAAATCGTCCATGCTAACATTTGCCAGAACTGCTTTATTTGCGTCCATGTCAGCCATAGATTTGAAAACAGAGTATGACCAATCTTTATTTCGTCTTAGCACGCCTTGAGGAGATTTCCAAATTTTTACTTGGCCTTCAGTCAATCCCTCTTTAACTACTTCAAAGTCTGAGTTGCCTTTTAACCAACCATCATAAGCAACAAATTCACCTCTGCCACTCGGATTCATGATTACTAAGCCTTGTTGTGACGGATGCAAATGAGTTGAGGTTCTACCTAAGATAGTCAATTTTTGACCTTTCTTTAAATTCTTCCCGCCATATTTACCACTTGACTTTACTAACAAATAACCGTGTTTGTTGTTATTTTGTTTTGCTACCATCTGTCTTAAAAAGTCAGCTTTTTTGTCCTCATCCAATTTCTGAATTTCTTCTCGTATGATTTGTTTTAATTCTGATTTTTTCATCTTCGGTTCCTTATTTTACAGTCTTAATTGCCCATTTATGATTGTCTGTAATATCATCTTTATTAGACTTGATTATTTTATTCATATCAGAGAACACTTTTTCAATCTTTTTTATCATCGTATCACGTGGAGTTACACCTTGACGGAACGGTACTTTTACACGACCGAATGCCATGTGTTTCTGAGTAGGTTTTACTGTCAATGATGGATGACTTATGCCTTTTAATGCTAATTTTTCTCCCGCAAATTGGCCATCCTCTTTAAAACCATATACAAATAATTTCATATTCATAGGCGAGTTTTCATAGATGCCATTTGCCCAATCTGTTTTTTTACCTACAGCAAATTGAATGTACACTGCCGGGTGTCCTAATCCAGTATCCAAATATACGCTTAAGAAGGAATTTTTAAAATATTTATCAACCACAGCCTTTACCTCGGCGATAAATGAATCAGAGTCATTTGAACCTTCGTTTAATGTCTGGATTTCTTCTCTAATAATTTGTCTTAATTCTGATTTTTTCATATTACCATCTTCTTTTTCATACTTTTTTGAAGTCACTTGATTTTAATCCTACACTTTTACCAGCTTTATTGAGAATTTCAATTAAGTCATCGCTTAAAACTGTAGGTAAATCCTCCTTTAAATTAGAGTCTCCGAAAATCTGCGATTGAACCTGTAAATAATGAGTAAGTCCCTCTATTATTTTTTTCTTAGCATGTTCAATTTGAGCATTATCTTCGGTAAGTAATTCCTCTTTAATTAATTGGCGCAATTCTGATTTTTTCATAGTTTATTCCTTTTTTTACCAAACTGTCATTTGTTTGTCAAGAAATTTAAGAACTTTGTTATAGCCGAATTTCTTAAATAAACTGTTTTCTAAGTTCCATGCTTCTTCATCTTTGGCGAGTGTGAGCAGTTGATCTGCATCTAGGGCCGCTTCAATCGCTTGAATGTTTGTCATATCAGGTTCATCTGAGTATGCTAGTCCTTCTTCTCAGTCTCCACCTGCTATTGATACAACTCGATTAATCGGCCCGCGTAATTCCCCAGCAGTTGCTTTGTCAAGTTTTACATTCTTGTCATAGACCCGTTTAGCCTCTTTCAAGGCTTGAATTTCTTCTTTTATGATTTGTCTTAATTCTGATTTCTTCATAGTTAGTTAGATCACCTACTTTCCTGTATCGGCTGTGCGATATTTTTCACGTAATCTTGCAATAGCACGTGCTTTACGTCTGCGCTCTGAAGGTTTTGTGTATTGTTCACGTTCTCTTAGTTCAATGAATACTTCTTGGTCTTTCATTTGACGTTTGAGTATTTGGAGTGCTTTTTCTACATTTCCGTTGATCACTTTTACTTTTACCATGTTTACCTCTTTTGTTATCGTTATTTTTTCAGTAATTTATTTTTCTTAATGAAATCATAAATAGCCTGATTTAATTGAGCTCTCCCGATAGCCTTAGAGCTATCAGGTCTCAATCTAAAAAATTTATTGCGAGTGTCAATGTAAGCCCATGCCTTTGACATATTTTTATTATCTGCTTTTAATTGTTTTGCTACTGCATCGCCTGACTTTTCAATATCTACTTTGATAATAGTGCCATTATCAGCTTCGACCGATAAGATGGTTTCATTCAATCCTTCTGCCAAAATTTCTCTGATTTGCCTACGAATATAGTTTTCTTCAAGTTTATTGTCTTCGAGAAACGCTATATATTTTTCAGCATACATTTGTTCTCTTTTATAGGATGCATTCTCAGCTTTCTTTTTCAATGATTTTGGCATCTCACGACATTCCTCTTCGGATAGACCGTGATTGTTAGCGAAATACGAAATTCTACGAGAATCCACAGAATAATTTTTTCGCCACTTGTTTTCTGGCAATCTCTTGAACCACGAGTTTACTTCCTTTACCGTGACTTTTCTTCTAGTCGGAATAGCACTCCACGCGGCTTTTAGATCGTTTTTGTAATTTAGCCAGTATGCCGGTCTAATTTCATCTCATGCAATCCTATATGTTTTTCTGTCTACAAGTGATTTAACACTTACGGTAGACCAATCATTTTTTAATACTTTAAATGGTGCAATAGCCACTTCTTTAGCCATTTTTATTTTTTGCATAAATATTTTTCTGTATTTGTCCTTGATCTTAATCAATGACCCGAGTTTTAGACTTTCATCAAGAGGTTGCATACTATCTCCTATAATACCTTAGTGATATCCTTAAAATTAATAAATTTAGCCTTTGCCCAATTAAGTATGAATTTGGCTACGGTCTTTAATTCTGACCTTAAAGCGTCATCTATAGATCCGGCACGTTGTTGTTTCTGTTGTATTTTTTCAAGACTTTTAATATATTCTTTCTTGCCTATCTCAGTGGCAATTGTCAAATACGCCTCAATAATGTCATTATTTTGAATGTAATCTTTCACATCCTTTAACTTATCAGGAGGAAAATATGTCCGAGTACTAAACTCGTTTAATGTTTGAATTTCTTCTCTAATTATTTGACGTAATTCTGATTTTTTCATCCTTATGTCTCCGTTTATAATGACGCTACATCATTGTTTATATATCTAATATTTGCATTTTTGCCGGTTACTATAAAATCAATACCTTTAATTTTACAATATTTTAATGCAGCTTTATATTTTAGTATAATCTACTTTCACGCGCATGTTTAGATGCTAATTTTCTATCACCGTGAAATTTTCCACCAAAATTGGGATTATTAATACCACTATATTTATTTGAAAAATGCTCACGTATTTGTTTTCCTTTTTTGTCACCACAAATTTCTTCAATCGTTTTTCCTTTTCTATGTGACGGTCGGCCGGACATGGCAGACGATTGAAAGGACTGCTTACATTCCATAGAACATAATTTTTTCTTCTGGCTCGGCCAAGATTCAAATGTTATTCCACATTGAATGCATAATTTAATTATTTTAGGCATTATTTTCCATCTTTAGAAACATACATTTTATCAACATAATCATAAAATTCTTTTTTCTCGTCATCATTTAAATCATCTGGGGAGTTAATACCAAATTTCTTCATTGCTGATTTAAAGAATGCTTGATATTTGCCATCATTTTCTTTAATTTTGTCGCCGTCAATTTCATCTTTTTCAAAAAATGCTCCACCACCGTCAGCTTCCTCAGTTAATTCATTAATATCATAATAGCGATTTAGAATGTGGCCCATGTCTTCAAATACAGATTCCATGCGTTGCTGTAATGATGTTGCTTCAGTTGCAATTTTAGTGAACTCACCTGCATGTGCGCCTAACATTTTCATATTCTTATTAACTGTTATTTTATCAAAACTGTTTTCAGTTTCTTTAAGAGTATGAGTCCTTGCAATTTCTGCAATTTTAGATAATTTTTCTGCAATAGAACGTAGATCATTTTCACGATAAATAGATTTACCGATTTCGTTATAATTACCGACCTCAGTTACAAATTCTTTAAGGTCATATTCTGGTTCATCTGACTCTTTGTAAAAATCTTCTACAAGGTCTGATAATTTACTTGTACGAAATTGACTGTCTCCGCCAAGAGCTCCACTGGTTACGAATCCTCCTGCGATTGTTATCTCATTTAATAATTTTTTCTTTTTACTCATTTGGATTCTCCTATGGTTTGCTCAATGCACTAAATGTCATTGACTTTTTTAATTTATTGAAAGCTTTTTGTAACTCAGAATCCCTGAATGTTTTTGCTCCAGCTCTCCAGGCTAATAATGCTTCTAAAGTCCAGGTTTCCATTTCCTCATCACCTATTTTCTTAATATCTTGTTTAAGATCACGCTTCAATGCCGCAAGCAATGAATCTAAATTCTGGTCAGGAGTTTGAGCTTCGTTAAGACGCCACTCTCTCCATTTTTTATTTATGTTCATTATGTCTGTATTTTTCATAATTGTCTCCTATGACATGTAGTGTGGACGTAAATGTGCTCTTGGTGGTAAGTCCATTTCATTGACTACCTCACCTTTTCATTTTGTAGCTAAATGGGTTGCTAATTTTTCTGCATCTTTTTTAGATAGGCCATTTTTCAATACTTGCCCGCCCAATTGCCTAGAAGCATGAACACTATGCATTACGGTGTATTTGCCACCGCCCTTTGTAAAGATGTGTACATAATCTTTTTTCTCATTCAATGAATGTATTTCCTCACTAACTACCTCACCGCCTCATTTTGTTGCTAATTCTTGTCCTAAACGATGTGCTGATTGTTGTGATAATCCAGTTTTTAGTACTTGGTCGCCTTGTCTCACGCTATATTTATTGTCTATATCTGAATAAACATATACGCATTTTTTCCCCTCTGATAAAATACTTTGTATTTCTTCACGAACTGCTTCTCTAACCTGTTCGTGCATTACTAACCATTTTTTGAGTGTCCTTGCCGCTTCCGCAGGTTTAAGGTACATCTTTGGAGCATATTTAAGTTTTTTACCTGTATCTGCTATCGCGTAATATAATGTTTTGCCTTGGTTTACTAAACTTGCAAGTTTAATATGATAATCTTTAAATGATGCAACATTAATTACTTTTTCACCCTTAAATGACCAATCGTATGCGATTGTTGCTTCATTAATACCTTCTTTAAATACCTGTCCTTTTTTGATGTCACCGCCGTGTAACCATTTCACGAGTGCTTTATAAAATTTTGGTCGATCTTCTCTAAATTGTCCGATGTGATAAACAGTATTTCCGCCACCTTTAGTGTCAGTTGACAAATACATGTGAGTGCTATCACCGTGTTTTTTAATATACCACGGATATATTTTACCATCCTGTTTGTCTGATAATTTGATTTTGATCCATTCGTTTTCTGGCATGACATCTTCCTTTTTTAAGCGACTTTTTTCTGCGCGTCCTCTGTTTTTACCCTCTGCTTCAAATCCTACGATTTTTCCATTTTTATGGGAAGCGTCTTTTTTATCACCGTTACCGTATGTGCCTTTTTGCCTGTTGTACTTGTTTAGCTCGGCACGGTATTTTTTAGATTTCGTAGAGGATTGAAATTTCTTATATTCCTCTTTGTAATTGCGTTCTGCCTTTTCTTCTATATTATCTTGCATAATCGTATAATTCTAATTCGACCACATTTTTCTTTTTATCTAAACTTCATACTTTATAATATCTTGATTCAAAATCATCCTCACTCAATTTAGTCATATCACTTTTTGTTAGCTGAACTGTCGCCATTTGCGGTAATGAATATTTATCTGGGGCTGTGAAAGTAATTTTTTTAATACCGGCACCGGATTTAGAAATCATTTTGTTCAAAGATTTAGCTATATGTTTTAATCTTGCGGTAGCTTTCTTTTTCTCAGTCTTTGATATGTCCATTTTAGCAATAAAATCAGTTACCTTACCCATTGGTTGAGCTTTGTCATGTTTGAAGCCAGTATAGCCTCCTGCATTTGCCTGGCCGATTACCATCTTTTTAGCAGTTTTATAAACTGGATCCGATTCATCATATCCTAATGCTGATTTGACTTTGATGGAACGACCGGTTTTTGGATTTTTAATTTTTTTATCCATTACTGAGGCTTCATTCATGAAATTATCTCAATTTTTGTTTATTGATTCATAAAGTTCTTTTTTCATTATTGTTTCTCCATGTATTCAGCCATTGCATTTCACATTGCTACAAATGCATTTAAATTACTTTTACCGATACGTTGGTATTCATGTTTCTTAGTACGATTTACTAAATCTTTTGCTTGAGCTTCTAATCTTTTAGCCAATGTAGCGTGAGTGTATTTTCCAATACCCGGAACTAGAATTTCGTCCTCTTTTGCTTCGTCTATTTTGATTAAATCTGTAAGTTTAGTCATTATTTTATCCTAATATATTTCTAAATTATCAGCATCTTTTTTAAGTTTTTTAATAAAATCAGTTATACTGTTTTCAAAACTGTTTTTGGTACTGTCATTCATAGTAACCTCAAAAACAGCTTGAACAAGTTCTTTTTTAGCACTTTCAAGTTTAGCAAACGCGGCCTTCACCTTTGAATTAGAAGTTGTTTTTGCTTCATTCATTTCATCGGAATGTGCTTTAGTCGTGTCCGCAAGTGTAGGTAACGGCTGACCAGAAACATGTTCAAATGCGTCTTCTGTAAGTAAATCTTTTAATTTTAAATTTTTCATCTTGTCTCCTTATTTGCGAACATCAATTTGAACAGTTTTATCATTATTTGCTTTTCGAGTGATAGAAATCATTCCTTGATTTACTCCCTCTTTATCCTTAAAATAATATACATATCCTACATGAGGAACGTGGCTTTTAGTCATTTTCATATTTGGAAATAATTTTTTTGCCTGCATTAATACTTTTTTATTTACAGTAAGCTCGCCGGTATCTATATGTTTCCAACTAGCTTCGTTCAATATTTCTTCCTTAATCATTTGGCGTAGTTCTGATTTTTTCATTTTTATCCCCGGATAATCTCGTTAATGGTATTTTCAACTTTGCACCACTTGCCACATGTTCTGTCTTCAACTTTATGTTCGACACCTTCGCGCATCGGATGTAAAAATGCACCATGTGTACTAGGATTGCTTACAAAGTCAAATGCGATTAATTCAAAATCGTCCTGTACTTCTTGTGTGTCGCCATTTGCTTCACTTTGTTGTACTGAACCAAGACCTCTTGAAGAAATTCCAAGTTTAATACCTGCTTCAAATAAGTTACGTAAAATATTACCTGCAGGTGTTCCTAAAATTTCGACTGTGCTTACTAAATTGTCACCTTCAAAATGCATTTCAGTAATATTATGTGATACATTCTGTAAATTGACAACCGAACTATCCGGGTGATCTAATTCGCCCATTGCTCGTTTTTGTTGAATAAAATTTTTCGCATAATTTTTAGATTCGCGGGCTAAAATTTCCATAGGATAAACTCTGCCATTTTGATTTTTAGCATTAGCCCTTTGGAGTACGCCTTGTACAATAAGTCGCCCATTTTCTTTTATGGATTCATTTATTTGTTGTTTACTGATTTCAAATAGAATACAATCAGTTAATAATTGTGGTTGCATTATGCATTCTCCTCATTAGGTTCAAACTCTCGTGCATATTTCAGTGCTAGTTTTGCACGATCTTTTTTTGGAAATAGTGTGTTCCACTGTCCGCCGTACTCTTTTGAGTATAATTTAGCACCCTGTTCTACAAAATATAAAAATGCTCGTACCGCCTGCGCTAGTTTAAATTTATTATTTTTGATCGCCTTATGCATTTGTTTCATAATTGGCATTTTTATAGTTTTAAATATTTTCGTGTTTTTGTCAAGAAATTGCTCCAATTGTTTCATTTCATCTGAAAGTTTAATATCTGCTTCATACAATTGTGCTATATGTTTGTTGTTCTTGTCTGCTCGTTTATAGTCAAATACTTCTGGATCTTTATGTCCATCGGCATGACCAGTTTTTACTCGTTTTTTACTCGTTCTAAACGCATTTGGTGTTTTAATTGGGCCTTCGCCACCATCAATATTACCAGTTGCATTGGCTTCCTCGATCTCCGATTGAATTACACTTCGTATATAATTCCGTAATTCCTTAGACTCCACATGAAGTTCCTTCTTTGAGGACTTTTTTAATTTCTCGTGTCAGTTGATAATGACGCATCAATTTAACAACATGCTCATCCTTAACAACATTGCCGCTTGATAATGAATCAATGTGCTTGATCACTTCGTCCAACTTAATTTTTGTAATTGGATCATCAACTTGTTTAGCTAAATTTTTAAGTATACCCTTCACGCGTGTTACTTCGCTCGTGATGTATTCTTTTAAATGATTTGTATTTGATATGTTATTGATATATTCACGCAATAATTTCTTTTGACATGAATTTAAACTATTAGTGTATTTTGCGTTGAATTTTTCAACCAACATTCTGTATGACAAAATACGTAAATCTTTTTCTTCCTTTTTGAAGCTATCATAAATTGTTGCTTTTTTCTTTTCATGGGAAACAGACGAGGTTATATATTCAATCACCATAAATCTATTATTTACTGATTCTTTCGGATCAAAAATTCCATTCGAGGTCTCCGTCAAAAATAATTTGTAGACCGAAGCAAAAATTTTAAATTCCGGAACTCTAGCATTAAAGAAATCATTGATTTCATAATTTTCTTTTATAGCTTTAATTAAATTGTATTTTTCACGCTTTAAATCTGAATTTTTGATTTTCTGGCGTGAGGAAACTACGGCATCCACTAATTTGTCAGCCTTTATTTCCGATTTGTATTTTTCATGGACAAGGATTTTATACAGTTGTAATTCCTTACCCATCGCAGTCGTGGCTCCAAAAAATGTTTTAATTAGAGGTATGGCTACCGAGTCCTTTTTGTTGTTCAATACATCCACCGTTATCTGGCGCGATAAAAGCTCAAATAATAGAGCAGTATTCTTAATTTTATTGTGACGCAAAATTTTATCCATGTATTTACTCCGTTTTATGTGTATATTCGTTCTTATATATAAATATTAAAATATCTCAAAATACGTTAATCTGTGGAAGATTCATTTTTCAAATCTTCGTTATATTCAGCTTCTATATCAGCAGATTCCTCAAGTATTTTTTTGCCCTCATTGTCAAATTTTTTGCCCAATTGAGCTACTAGACCGTCATAAGTTGCCACTCTTAAAATTTTACCGTGTTTAGGTGAGCCTGAAAAAGCCTTGCGCCTATCATGTTTTCCAAGAGGATCACGGCCATTAATTGAACTGTCCTTGCCATATTTAGGACCCTCTTTGGGACGACCTGAACCAGGCCATCCGCCTTTTGGCATTTCTTCGCCTTCTTCTGGGTCAACATCTTGACCTTGCGGTGCGCCTTCTTCACCGGGGTCTCCGCCGGCGTTAGCACCCTGAGTACCGACTGCCTCACCACTTTTCAATGGGTCGTTGCCTTCGTCCTCAATCTGTTGCCATCTAAATGCACGTTTCTTGTCTTTCAACATTTCCAATCTAATGTTATTTTTTTCTTCTTGACTGAATTTAAAAACATTGTCATACAGTCATTCCGAAGGTAATAAATTATCTTGCATTGCTGAACTTGCGGCCGTTAATTTATTGACTAGCAATTCAATCTTTTCTTCCTCGTAGATCGTAGAAGGATTGGTTAATTCTAAATCGAAACTCAATAAATTTTCATCTGTATATCCCTGTGTGTAAAGATGTACAACTCCAACTTTTTTAAGTTCGGCTATAAGCGTTCTCTGAATACGTTCGATTGTTCTAGCAAAACGAACATCTTCTGCGGCCAATGTTGCCTTTGAATTTAATTGATCATCATATCCTAAGAATGCTTTTGGCACTTTCAAAGCGGCCAACATCTTATTTTTAAGATATTCAATGTCAGCAGTCATATCATATTCCATACCTTGAAGTGTATCAATCTCAGTACCACTATCGCCACCACGAACAGGTAAGAAAAAATCTTCTGTAAGATTCTGCATATTATAACGAAGGTTATAATCGCCAGTTTGGTTATCTATGATAGGAGTTTTCTTCATTTTGTTCATCATTAATTTCATGTATGGTTCAACTTCTGCTGGAGAAAGGTTACCAATATCAACTTTGAAAATTCTCTTTTCAGGAGCACGCATGATTCTGTGAATCAACATAGCATCTTCCATCAATGTCAACTGCTTCCAAACTTTACGAGCACCTTCAATCATTGATTTACCATACGGTAAATAATTTGAATCTGAATTAAGCCTGTAGTGGGCAATTTCAAATTCCTCAAAAGTCTCCAAATTATCGCCTTTCATTGATCCGAGTGTTTCACCCTGACCTAGTTGAAAGGTGACTTCATTCGGTCTCTCAGGGTCTATGCCTTCTAATCTAACGACATCATATACAGATAACGGGATAATATTAAATACGCCATATTGTTCCTTGAGCATCAAGTGTAAATAGAAATCTCCGTATTTACACAAGTTACGTGTTCATGGCCACAAATTAAATTCTATGTTCATAATATCATAATAAAGATTATTTAGAATTTCCTTGACTTCTTCACTCTCAGTATTAACTTGAAGTACTGTACCATATTCTGATTTTAATGTACATTCATCTGCATAAATATCTAAGGCTGAGGCAATGATTGCATCGGAATCCATTTGTTCATAATCTTTGAACAATGCCATTCTCTGACCTGCTTGGTAAAATTGCATAGCTTTTCCGGTTCCACCGGCCATTGATGAATACATTCTACTATACCTATCTAGATAATTTTTAGCTGATCTAGATTGTAGTTGATTTGTATCAATTACTTTTAATTGTTTTCCGCCTTTATGTCTAATAATGACCTGTCCGGAAAATAATCGTTTTAAATTTGCTCTGAAATTGCTCTCTGCCATTTTATGTTACCTCTTTCTTATTATCTAAGCCATCCTAAATCTTCTCGTTGTCCATTAACTTCCCAATCCCAACCCTCAGCAGTTTTAGTGTCATCTTGAGTATATACACCTGAATGTTGTAGGGTCTGACCAAGAACTTGTTTTTGGATTTCATTGCCTTCCGTGCGTAGTCGAATTGCGGTATCTCTAACCCACAATCCAATCGCCAAACTCATGACTAAATCATCATTATATCCTTTAGCCGCTTGAGCACGATTTCTTTCATAAATGAAAACAAACAATTCATTAATCAATCGTTTTGAATGAACCATTACGGAACGGTCTCTAAAATACTCATCTAATTTAGCGATGATCAACGGACGCGTTTTTGAACTGGTTGTAAATCCGGGAATCATTTTTCTATCTTCAGCATTATGTTTGTTTGTTAAATGCTGTTTAACATCCACGTATTGAAAATCTCGTGTGGAATAAAATAAATTTTTGTAATCTCGTTCGATTACCTGTTGGAGTGCGGCTCAACCTATAGTATTATTTTCTACTATAAGTAGTGCATCATTATATTCTGTAGAAATATTCACCAATAAATCACCGTACGACTTGGTATCCAACTTGCCTCGATATTCAGCCACCTGGGTCATCGTATCAAGCTCTAAAATATGAAAAGCAGAATAATCAGTTGAATCTCCGCGTGAAACATCAGCACTAACCACATACGATTTACCGGGTAATGGATATTCTCATATCCAAATATCTTGTTCCATACCACGTCTTTCTATTGGATCTTTCATATGTTGTGTTCTATATTCCTCAATCACAGAGCCGGGGACCACAGTCTTACCGGAACTAATAAAGTCACAGTCATTTTCCTGTGCGGCACGGTCCTTGTCGCCGAGACTTTTTTCTTCCGAGTCTCGCCATGCCTGGTCACGTTCTGGATGAACATCTCATTTTAATGTAATTGGATTGAAATCGTTTTCTTGTGTTTCGGAGCGCATCCATGTAGAATGGAATCAGTTACCAATTCCGTTTGGAGTACTCAGTGCAATACAATCGCCACCAGTTGCAAGTGTCGGTGAAGCGGCCGTCCAAATCTCGTCAACTCCGGGAATGAACGCGGCCTCATCAAGGATCAATAATGACAATCCTTCTGAACGTGCGGCGTCTTCCGAGCTTGTTTCTGCTACGATTTGGGAGCCATTGTGGTATCTAAGGGAAAGTTTGTTATCTTCAATACAAGACGATTTTAACCATCCTGGAAGATTGGCGTGCATAACTCGAACTTTCGTTACAAGATTACGAGCCTTTACTTGTTTTGTTGCAATTACTAAAATATTTTTGTCTGTATGAAATGTCATTAATCATAATGAATATCCAGCGACAAGCGTTGATAAGCCAAGTTGACGACCTTTTAAAATAATATTGTATCTGTAAGACATAAAATCATTTATAACATCACATTGGAAATCATATAGAGCGAATGGCACTTTTCCACGTATCGGGTGCTGAATAATACAATATTTCTTCATGAAATATTCGGGACTCAATCCGCATTTTACTCACTCTTGTTTAATCATTTCCTTATAATCTGACATATTATCCTTTCACAAGTCCTAATGCATATGCTGTAAGAACAATAATCATCATTCCTTGGGCTCGGTAAAAGTCTGGAGTCATATACCATTTAGGTCTTTTGGATTCCATCTCTTTTTTGTATATTTCTACTCTATCTTCTAGGAGTAAAATATGTTCATCCTTGTATTCAAGTATCAATGAATCGAGGTTTGCCTGATATTCAAATTTTCCAATCAATTCAGATTGTTGCATAATTACCACTTGTCGGAGAGAATCCGTAACGACAAGTTCCGTATATGCGCTCAATTTTTCCTGCATCTTCATTACTTCATCTGCGGTGAAAGTATATTGAGCATCAGCCAACCCAAATAAAAGTACTAGGGCAATTAATATACGTTTAATCATTTGCAAACTTCTTTAATCACTCGTATGCTTCATCAGCATCGACTGGTTTTTTAGATTTTTCCATTTCATTAATTTTCTTCTGAGTAGCTTCAAGCTCTTTTTTAAGAGTTTCGATTTCTTTTTTGTTGGCTTTTTTATCATTATCTAGCACGGTAATTTTATCCTTAACAGCTTGTTCAGCTTTTTTACTATCTTCAATTACTTGTTCGATTGGTTTATTATCAGCTGGTTTACGTTTCATAAAAAGTATGCCCAGTACCAACATCAGCCCTGCAAATATTTTTGATATTCATTCAAATATTTTATTCATTATTCACATCTCCTTTTTTCTTAAATTCCTCACGAACTATTTTACGAGTCTCTTTGTCTCTCATGATATTTTCACTCACACTAGATACTTTTGATAAGGTCGTTAATAATTGTGGATATTTCGCCAAAAATGCTATTAAACCCATTACGCCAGTTGTGGCAGAATTAGGAATATTAAATTTTTTGAACAGTTGCCTAATGTTCATTTATTTCTTAATAGCTTTCCACCAATATCGTTCATCTAAAATTGGGTCTTCAAATATAATTTCGACTGAATCCATTTCTCTTTCATGGACTTTGTGATTACCGTATGCCTTTTCAAGCTTTTTGATTTCTTTTTTGAAATTATAGGCTCCCTTTGAAGGATATAGCCAAATAGTATTTGAGTTTGTCAAATCACCCATAAAATTACCAAAGTCATGATGAATATGACCTTCTTTTATAATTTTAATTTCTTCCTTTATTACTTGGATTAATTTCAATTTTTTCACTGGTTTCCCCTACTTAGATTCTGCTACCGATTCTTTGCGATATTCGGTAACTAATTTTTTGATTTCGCCAATTGATTTTCTGGCGCGACTACCAGCTGATTTATTACCCTTTTCAATGAAAAGAATATGGTTAGCTTCAAAGTCTTCAAACAAAGCTTTGATTTCGGTGTACAATTCTATTGATTTTTTCATTTTATTCTCCTAATTAAGTTATATATATAAGTATTAAACTTCTAATAATTGTGTTTCTACTTTAGCTAATTCTTTACTATAATCAGCAATTGCTTCATCTGCCATTTTCTGAATTTTTGCGTCATTTACATTCCACTTTTCCTCTTCCACCTGATGTCCATCAGGGTTTATTTGATTCATAAACTGTACGCTTGTACTTTTTTTATAATCGGTGATCTGAATAATTTGATCCTTTAGTCAATCTCGTTTATTTTCCAGTACGATACGGTTTTCATATGCTTCAAATGTCCCGTCTATTCTCATTTTATTTTCAGCTTCAACGGTACAGTTGAAACAACTTTTTCTACGATTCCAAAATTTGGTATCTAATTTTTTGTTCATTATGCCTTTGCATTTAGGACAAAAAAGAGGCATCCGAAGTTCGCGTAATAGCTCATTCTTTGCCTCTTGTTCTTTTTTTTCTTTAACTTTTTGCTCGCGGTATTTCACCATCTCAGGGTCATTCCTATCTCAAGTTGACACCTGTATCTTTTGTTCTGGATTTTTACCCTGCAGAATATTTTTTAATGCTTTATCTTCATGTGTTGCCATTGTAACCTCCTAATATAGTTTCTACACTACTTATTGCGTCTAATTTTGAGTACCCCTTCGGAGTACCTACTTCTCCTGATTTTACTGTAACCATAGATTTAAACAGTCCGATTATACGTTTGCTACTTCTTTCGTTATTCAATGTCGGGTTTATCATAGGTAATAACTCCTCAAATGATAAGTTTAAATCATACTCATGTAATAAATTTATTACTTCACTCCATGACGTTGTATTCCAAACAATCGTTCTTGATAGTTGTCTATACATATCATCAAGTTTAACAATCCGTAATTCTAACTTGGAACTGCTTAAATTGAACTCAAATTCCTCATTTTCTTCTAAAATATCAGTGGTTTGGTTAATATTCATTCGCACAAATACAACCTCAGGATTTTCTTCAATCAATATCACTTTAACAAGGCCTAATAATAAACCCTGTTTGGGTGCGGGAAGATTCAAAAAATTCTCTTTAAAAAGTAATTCAGTTTCATCAAGCGCAACAATATTATCAATTTGAACACTTGTTCCATCTCCCTGAGGGTACAATACCGTAACAAGTTCGCCTGAGTTATAATGGCGTCTTCCAGCGTATTTTTCGCTTTTAAACGGCTGTATCTGACTTACCGGTTGTTTTAATAAAAACTGTATAAAGTCTTTTTTCATACGTGGTTTGTCGGTACCGTCAAATTGTACGATCAAATCTATATCTCCAGAGTCGCCTTTTCCGCCTTTGTAACTGCCAGTAATTATAAAAGATTTATAATGTGGATAGTGTTTAAGTATTTTATTGACATACCCCTTTGCAACACGTTCTATATTAGATTTTCGTATTCTATCTCCGCCTGCTACTCCGCTCATTAAACATACTCCTGTAATTTTGAATCACCAGGTAAGAATTTTCCTGACAGGTTGAGTGTTTTTTTAATGTTGATCCAGTAGTCCTGAAGATCGTCTGGAATGTCTGCTCGTGTTTTATCTAAAATACCCAAATAAATATCCAATACTCCATAATGATCGTAGGCTTGAAGTTCATTCCTCATAAGAGCATGAATTTTGAAATAATCTGATACTATTTCTTGAGTAAATTTTACTCTATATAACCGTGTCAACAATGCAATTGCTTCGTCACTCGTATGAGCTTCTAT